ACAATGACAAATATGAGTGCTTCTGATATTATAGAGGACACACCAAACAATTAAAATTATGATATATACAACACCAAACACAAGTTTATTGACTGAAGTAGATGCAGAGGGAAACCCTGTATGTGACTTTTCACAAATCGTAGAGGATAGTCCTGCAACTGTAAGAAAGTCTTTAGATGGTACATTATTTATTGCTAAATTTATGGGCGAAACTCCTACTTTTTTAGAGGGCTTAGACCAATATACTCACGAGGAGATATTAGCAATAGTAAGAACAGATGCTTGGACACCTGAGCAAGAATAAAATAAATTATGGAAAATATACTAAGTGTAGATTTATCAAGTGCAACATCTCCGATTATTGAGGAAATTAGGGGTAAAGATTATATTGAATACGGAACAGAGGAATGGCGAAACCTATATCCACAGTTTCTTATAGATCTTTATTACAATAGTTCTACTCACGCAGCAATTATTAATGCTACTGCTGAAATGATTGCAGGAGATGATATTGTTATAGATGATGAAGAAGAAGAACAAAGAGATAACTTAGATAGATTAGTTAAATTAAAAAACTTTTTCTATCACGCAAATGGTAAAGAAACTTTACACGAAGTAATTAAAAAAATTAGTTTTGACTTTAAGCTACAAGGTGCATTCGCTTTACACCTTATATGGAATAAAGCTAAAACGGAAATTGTAGAACTTTATCACGTTCCTGTAGAGAGGGTACGAGCAGCTAAACCAAATGCTATGGGAGTTGTAGATACTTATTATGTATCAGCAGATTGGAGTAATACAAGACAAAACAAACCTACACCTATTGCTGCATTTGATATGAATGACAGAACTAGTCCTAGTCAGTTACTTTATAGTGGATTGTATAGTCCTAATATGGACATTTATCATACTCCTGATTACATAGCTGCAAATAATTGGGCTTTAGTAGATCAGAGGGTAGCAGAGTTTCATCTTAACAATATCAGCAATGGTTTTTCAGGCAGTTATATGGTTAATTTTTCTAACGGAGTACCGACACAAGAGGAAAGGTTACAAATAGAACGTAGCTTAACAGACAAGTTTACATCAGCTAGTAATAGTGGTAAATTTGTACTTACGTTCTCAGATGATAAGACTAGAACTCCTGAGATATTTCCTATATCAGTAAGTAACGCAGACAAACAGTATTTAGCTTTACAGGAATTACTCGTTCAGAACATTTTAACAGGACATAGAGTTACAAGTCCTATGTTGATGGGTATAAAATCAGATACAGGCTTGGGAAACAATGCAGAGGAATTAATGAATGCAGCAGACTTTTACCTTAACACAGTGGTTAAGCCATTTCAAACACATATTATAAAAGTATTAGCAAAGATATTTAAGATAAATAATATGGATTTACCTGTTTCTTTTGTTCAGACTAAACCTATTACATCTAAGTTCAGCATTGAAGATATGAGGGCAGTAATGACACAAGATGAGATACGAGAGGAACTAGGGTTAGCACCTTTAGAACAGGAAGAAGTAGTAGAAGAAGATTTAGCTAAAGCAGGAATGATAGATGGTAAACCTGTATTTGATACTATAGCTGAAGCAGAGGAACACGCAAAAAAGATTGGTTGTAGTGGTTATCACGAACACGATCTAAAGGGCAAGACAGTATATATGGCTTGTGAATCTCACGAAGAAATGCTAAATCTAGAAAAGACAGAATTAGATGCTTTCTTAGATACTATGGAAGATATACCTGAAGATTGGGAATTAATATCTGAGGAAATAGTTGATGGGGAACACCAAGATTTTGATTATGAAGCTGAATTAAACAACATAAGCAACATAGAATTAACCTCAACAGGAAGGGCTAACCCTAATGCACGAAGTAGTCAAGATGGTTTAAATAAATCTAAGACTGCTTTTTATAAAGTTAGATATTTATACACACACGATAATTTCTTAATAAATGAATCAGGAACAAACAGAGAATTTTGTACTAAAATGATAAAAGCCAAAAAGATTTATCGTAAAGAGGATATAATGAGAATGAGTAAAATACCTGTTAATCCTGGTTTTGGTAAAAAAGGTGCAGCGACATACTCAATTTGGCTCTACAAAGGCGGGCCTCAATGCGAACACTTTTGGTTAAGACAAGTTTATAAAGCACCAAAAACAGATGAGAACTATGTTTACTACCCTGATAAAATACAAGATGATAAAAACATAGGTTACACTAAAGCTAAGTCAGAAGGGTTTACTGCAAAGAAAAATGATAACCTAGTTGCAAAACCACCAAAAAGAATGAAGAATCACGGATATATAAAACCTAGATAATATGGCAGGATATGTACTATTCATAAGTGAAGATAAATTAAAAGATTCAACTGCAATCAATATGAATGTAGATGTAAACTTTTTACTTCCTTATGTAAAAATCGCACAAAAAAAATATGTAGAAACTAAGCTTGGTACTAATCTGTTTGTAGCAATACAAGGTATGATTAGTGGGGGTACTATCAGTAACCCTGCAAATGCTAACTATAAACTTTTATTAGATGATTACGTAGCTGATATGTTAGTTCACTATGCTTTTTATGAAGTATTGCCTTTTTTAAGATATAAGGTGCAGAATAACAATGTAGTTAGTAAGACATCAGAAAATGCATTACCATTAAGTAGAGCAGAAGCACAAGATCTTAGATCAGAGATTAGTAATACTGCACAATTCTACACAGAACGACTAGTAGATTACTTATGCAACAACAGTAGTCTTTATCCTGAATACTCGACAAATTCAGGAAGTGATGTTTCGCCAAATTCCAATGCTTACTATCAAGGTATGAATCTTGAAAGACCTGATAAACAAGATAATAAAATAACAATTAGAGATTTTTTAGATACTACATATAATTAATGAAGAAACATTATAAAGTAAAAGAAGTAAATAAAACAAAATTAAAATCATATTTGACAAATGCCAATACAAAAAACAGTACAGGACACTCTCGAAGTAGCAGCAGTAAACGGAACAGTTCTAAGTGTTACAACATTCAGTAATATAGAATTAGCATTAAAAATTGTCTTGCTAGTTATATCTATTGCGTACACAATAGACAAATGGTATAGTCAAAAGAAAAAGCACAATGAAAAAAAGAAAGCTAAATAGCACAAACCCACGTTATCAAAAGGTAGAAGAAGCAAAGAAAACTACTAAAGTTTTGATAAACAATCTTAAAGGGGTAAAAATCTTTGCAGTATTTAATATATAAATTTTGAAACATTTTAAAATATCTGAATTTGATAGTCCTGATTTAAAAGGTAGTGGACAAAAAATGGATAAAGTCTTTTTAAAACTTTTAGATCAAGCTAGAGATAGGGCAGGAGTACCATTTAAAATACTAAGTGGTTATAGAACAATAGAACACAATTTATATGTGGGTGGTAGAGTTGGTTCTAGCCACCTTTTTGGTTTAGCAGCAGACATCTATTTACCTAAAAGTTCTAGGGATAGATTTTTAATAGTAAATGCTTTATTAGAAGTAGGTTTTAACAGACTAGGTATAGCTTTTGATAAAGGGTTTATTCACGTAGATAACGATAGAAGTAAGGATAATAATGTCATTTGGACATATTAATTAATTAAAAATAATAAAAATGAAGAACTATTTAATTTTAACAATTTTAAAGTCAAAGAAGGTATGGTTTACAATAGCAGCAATAATCGTTCCTTTTATAGCAAGAAGTTTAGACGTAGAAGAAGTACACGTTAGTGAAATGTTTTGGGCTTTAGTTGGTTTGACAGGCGCACAAGGTTTAGCCGATAGTGGAAAGAAGTAATAGATATAGATTAAAACCTAATGAGATAAAGATCCTACAGAAACTAAGAGAGCAAGAAAAAAGTAATGTATTAGTAATAGGGGACTTGCACGAACCTTTCTGTTTGGATTCTTATCTTGATTGGTGTAAAGAACAGTATGAGGTCTATAATTGCACAGAAGTAGTCTTTATAGGCGATATAATCGACAATCACTACTCTAGCTATCACGAGACATCAGCAGATGGAATGGGTGGCTTAGATGAACTAGAATTAGCTATTAAGAGAATCTCTAGGTGGTATAATGCTTTTCCAATAGCAACAGTTATTATAGGTAACCACGACAGAATTATAATGAGAAAGGCACAAACAAGTGCAATCCCTAGTAAATGGATCAAGTCATATAAAGAAGTATTAGAAGTTCCTAATTGGGAATTTGTAGAAAGATATGAATTAAACAATGTTCAGTATATCCACGGAGAAGGTGGTACTGCAAGAACTAAATGCAGAGCAGATATGATGAATACTGTTCAAGGACATTTACATACGCAGTGTTATACAGAACACTATGTTGGAAAAAACTTTAGAGTTTATGGAACTCAAGTAGGTTGTGGTATCAATCACAAGTCGTATGCTATGGCTTACGCAAAATATGGTAAACGTCCTGCAGTTGCTTGTGCAGTTATTCTTAATAATGGACAAACTCCATTAAACCTTTTAATGCCCTTATAATCAATAAGTTAGGCATTTCTTAAATCTAAATTGTTAATAAGTTAAATAATTGTTATGTTAATATAATAGTTAATTAAAATATTTATTATATATTTGTAAAGAATTTAAAACAAAAACAATTATGAAACAAAATATAGTAACACATAAATTTAATAAACAAGAATTTTTATTAAATGAAATAGAAACTGAAAAGTTTTTTGAAAAACAAGACAAAACAAATTATACAGTAAAAACA